GAGATTGAAGTGACGTATTCTTTAAAAGGTATCGCAGTACCTTAGATGGATTAGCATATTTCGTAAGATAAATCTTGATGTTTGGTGTTGCCGCGGTTAGGTCATTAAACCTATCGATTCCCGGATTTTCATCTGAATCTAGAATCTGTTCCAACTGGCCGCAAATTGTGTTCGTATAAACTCCATAAGGAATTTCGGTAACAATCAAACATCTGTCTTTAGAGTCATATTCAATAACTGACCTAAGTTTGCAAGCTTTACCTGTCCCATTGCGAAGGCTTTCTTTAACCTCTTCTTCATTTAGAAGAAGCGCGCCAGTAGGGAAGTCGGGAGCACAATAGATTTCTTCAAAATCAATATCGGGGTTCCAAAGAAGTTTAATAAGAGCTTCATTGACCTCTTTGAGATTAAAAGCGGGTATAGATGACGCTAATGCAACACCAATTCCCATTGTGCCATTTACAATATTATAAAAACCTTTTGTTGGAAGAATGGCGGGATACTTTTCTGTATCATCATAGTTATCGCGCCATTCATCAATTGTATTCTTTTCAATATCAGAAAATAGTTTTGAACTTAGTTCTGAAAGACGAGAGGCGGTATAACGTGGTGCAGCCCAGTTACCGGTTTCCATCAAATTACCGTAAGAGCCTTCAACTTCAATTAAAGGATAACGCATTGCAAATGGCTGGCCTGCGCGCATTATTACGCCTTCGCAACTGGAGTCCAATAGTTATTAACTGCAAGCTTTTTATCTTGCACTCTGGAGATTTCTCTCATTTTCATCGGGTTTATAAAACCCCAGTTTAGCATATCTTTTTAGTTCTTAAAGAACTATCGGGGCCTCGTGGGAAGATTATATCTTTTCACTTCCTATGCGTTGCGGCTGGTCATATTAAGTATGGCCTTCACCTCTGATTACCATGCCATTTTATTGGTTTAGGCTTCCAGATTTTTCCCCGATTTAACCACGGCAACTCATTTACCGTGGATATACATTCTCATTGCTGAGCCAATACCTTTTAAAGTTTTTTTAAAAGGCTTTGTATGAATAAATTTATCTGTATAAAGACAATAAAAAATCTGCCTTGCAGAAGGCTTTAGGCAATCTCGAACATCGACAAGAGCACGACTCTGAAGTACTGCGCCAGAATACTGCCCAAAACTTTCTTCTATAATAGGAGTTATATTCATCTCTTACCTCCTTTTCTTTACTATTATTATAACAAAAAAAGAGAAGAAAATCAATTCTTCTCTTATTCTTTAATTTGACTAAAATCAATTTTGGAAAACACGAAATCTTTTCTTGGCTGAATGTCGTCTCCCATTAAGGATTCAAGTAATTCAGCTGCACCTTCTGTCATTTCTAACCTATCCATTCTTTGAAATTCTTCTGAGAACATTGAAGCGCGAGCTTGAGCTTCACTTAAAGCGCCCAAGCCTTTTGCGCGAGTTACTTCTCCCCTTATCTTAGCTTTACTAAATTCTTCATCGGAAAAATAATAGTATTCTTTTTTTGAAGTCTTAATGATATAAAGTGGAGAACGCAACCAATAAAGTCGTCCTTCTTCTAGAAATTCCGGCGCGAGATAACGAAGGGCAGACATAATTAATAAGCCAATATGGTAACCCAAATATTCCATTTTTTTCAAAATGGTTTAGACTATATTTTACTCAAATGAGAATGCTCTTTCCAATTGCGTGCTAATAGCAATTGTACTCTTCTTCACGAAGATAGTCGTTACAGGCTTCATTTATTTATCCATTCTTTTTTCTTTTTGCTGTAAATCGGAAGGTGTTTATAACTATTTCCTATTAAAATTCCTTGAAAAGATGTATAGCTTAGTCGTTCTTTATAATCTTCATAAATTTGCCTTGCGGTTTCTTTAACATATCTTTTACGACATTCTATAACTTCTTTATCACTTAAAGCAGCATAAGGAGAATTCTCACCAATAGAATTTTCATATATATAATATTGCTTGTTTTCTTCTGTAAAAACTTCTGGTTTTATATCAGTCCAAGTAACACCAGTCCAAATATTTACAAAAGTATTAAAGCTTATTTTATTTGAGAATTCTTTATAAACATCTTTTTTCCGACAATGATTATTATAACAATCACGGATATATGCAATTTCATCTTTTGTCATTTTGGCTTTATAGTGGTTTTCTCCACTAAAGCTATTGCCACCTTCGTTACAATTATATCCGTTTTTTCCATGACTATTATAATAAGCAATCCAATATTTTTCTCTTTCGTCCAGTTTTTCTATTGGACATTCTTCTAAGATTTCATAATTGAAAGCATCCATGCCATATTTTTGAATAGCTTGCTCTATAGGAAGTTGCTTTCTTCTTATGTGTTCCTGAAATCTTCTTTTTATATTATTAGATTGCCCTATATAGCATTTTCCATCACTTTTTTTAGTTATTTTATATATTCCTATCATATTTATCACCTCAATAAATATAATAAGAATGGATAAATTCTGATTCCCACGGTATTCCCTTTATCTCACCTTTGCAGGTTTAGGGTTTCTTAGTCAGCTTATTCGTCTATGGTTTTATCCTATTATCTCTTTCGGTTTCAATAGGAAGTCTTATTTCGCTGATACCGTTAGCCTACTTATATATAATCCATTCTTATAATTATAAGTAGACCCTCTTAGCAAGAGTAAAGCATTTTGGGACAGTTAAATTCTATCCGAATCTGCGTCAACACAAATTGCAATTTTCCCATACCGCAATTTTTCTCTATTATATTTTCCCGGCGTAATATTCATTGCGCTAAGAAGAAGTTTAATTTCCTCATTCTGAAAAATCTTTTCATCATTATGAGCAAGGCAATTCAACATTTTACCGCGAATGGCAAGTATACCATATTTAGTAATATCTCTCGCGATTGCCATACTAGCTGCGGAGCTATTGCCCTCTACAATCAATAACGTTGAATCTTGTCCAAGAAATTCTGCATCTTTTAATTTATCTGACGCAAAAACTTTTCGCTTTTGATTTTTCTCAATATCTTTTGTTGCTTCAAGAACTTGCTGCCGCGCCTTCTCAGCGGCTTTCTCCGCCTTTAATTCCTTTGTTAGCAAATCTAGAATCTTCTCAAATTCATCACTATGCTTTTTTTGAAAATCTTCTAGCATCTGATTTGTCGCACGTTGGCATAACCCTCTTAATTCTGGATTATTAACTTTTGTTTTTGTTTGGTTGGCAAAAGAAGGATTAGGAACTTTACAAGAGACTGCATAAAACAGTCCCTTACGAAGAATATCCGGATTAGCTTCTCCTTTTACTTTCTTTTTAAAGAAATTAGTTAGAGCCGTTTTAATTCCAGTGAGAGATGTCCCGCCTTCAACATTTTCTAGTCCATTTGTAAAAACGTGCCAATCTTCATATCGGCTATCCGTCCACTCCATAACGAGTTCGGCTTTTATTCCACCTTCTTCAACTTCAATATGAAGAGGAGTTTTGTTTAACGCATTGCCGCCGCATTCTTCCATTAAATCCAAAAGACCGTTCTTAGAAAGATAAATAACTTCTTCATCAGTAATATGATTAAAAAGTCTAAAAGTAATTCCTTTACAAAGATATGACCAATCGCGACACATCTTTTTAACTTCTTCAAAATCGATATGTATTGGTTCTAGATTATAAACTTCTTGAGAAGGAATGAATTCTACATAAGTTCCATGGTTCCCTGCGTTGTTCTTTTCGAGAATAAAATCTTTTTTAATTCCTTTTTCAAGAACAAGAGTTGCTCTCGCGCCATCTCGTTCACTTATTACTTTAAAATAATCTGAAGAAAGTGCAGTGCCTTTTGCTCCAATCTTTGTGTTCAATAGAGGTCGCTAATCTCTACCCGTTCTCTTATGAACTGCTATATATCGCTATATAGAACAGACTATATCTTCATCTTCCTTGAGGAAGAGACCCCTTTTTCGACTCGCTTGAGCCTACTCTACTTCATACAAATCTTAATATCAAAATTCAAAATCTTTTCAATTTCACATTTTGGGTTACTAAGAATTGTTGTTTCGATAGTCGTTGAACGTTCATCTAAAATATATCCGTTTTCTTTACATTTATTGTTTCTATAAAGAATTGCTTCACAAATTGCTTTTCTACAATCTTCTATGTTATTATCATAGAAAAATGATTTAGAATGCTGTTTAGCCCTTCTTTTTCCATCAGAACATTTTAACGGTTCTCCCCCGCTCCAATTAGCTCTGATTCGATTTCTATTATTTCGATTTGTTTCTAAAGAAATACCTGTATAATGTAATTTATTCGGATATTGTGTTGTAATATTTCGTTTATTCTGACTTGTAGAAACTAATTGCAAGTTTTCTTTTCTATTATCTAATCCATTATGATTTATATGGTCAACAACTTTATTTTCTTGCTCATTTGGTTTTATTCCTAAAACCCAGCGATGCATTTTGCCATATACATCATGAACAGCATAATCTGTATTTGGATTGTGTTTTTCTTTTCTTGAAAGATACCATCCTGTTTTTGGCAATCTTTCATAATCTTCATCATCTAACAAAACTTGCGCTCCACAAGTTAATTTAAAAATTTTCATTAACCTCCATTGGAGGATATATTTTAGATGCTTCGCTGCTGATTATCCATTAGGATTTCCCAGCAATTTAAGGGTTTTTACAACGGCTATTGGTGTTAACCGTTCATACCGGCCACATTCTGATAAGTCTTATCATTAAACTTACCACCACTATGCGCCATAGTATAAATAGCTTCTAGCGCTTCAGTTCCGTCCTCTCTTTTCCCAAAAGGACATCCACGTCCTTCATCTTGAACTGAAACTCTGTTTCCTTCCCAAAGTTCAATGCTAATCTTATTTCCGAATCCCATTGTAGCTTCATCAATAGAATTTGTAATTATCTCTCTAATACATTGCAGAACACCATTATTGTCGGCGCTTCCCATATACATGGCAATTCTTGTTTTTACTGCTTCCAAAAATGATAATGTTTGTATACTATTAGCATCATAATTTTCACTCATAATACGTATATACCACCTTTTCTTTTTCTTCAATTCTAATGTTTTGATACATTTTACTATGATTTAAACTATACCTAATAGATTTAGCAACTTGCTCTATTGAAGTACTACGGCTAATCTGATTGTCTATAAACCATTTAGCGCAATCTTTTAAAGTGCTGAATTCTAAATTATATTCTGGAAGAATAACTATTTTCTGTTGTTTGTTTAAATGTATTGGTTTGCCGATGTCTTCTACATATTGCCAGCAATAACCCAAAAAGGTAGGATGCTTTCCTTTACAAGTTGGAGAAATAGTTTTTGAATATTCTTTATTTCCCATATCAATTGCTGCTTCTGTTACAGAATTATATGTTTTTAAAACTTTTCCAGTTTTAGAATCAACTTTATTAACTTTTCTTTTGGTTGAATCATGGTCTTTATTATTTATTTCTTCCCAAGTTCTTCTATCATATCTCATATTTTTAATAATTTTAGATATATAAGTTTTATCCGTATTAAAATAATTTGCAGTTTTTGTGAAGTTTTGTTCACCCTCATTTAACCAATATGTAAGAACTTCATTGTAATCATATTTAGTACCATTATCTCCACCATAAGTACAGTTATAACCATTATTTTTAGTATTATAAAATTCAATCCAATATTGTTCTCGTTCGTTTAATAAATTATTAGGAACTTCTTCAATAACTTCCCAATTAGTATTCTTAATACCAACTTTATTTATCATTTTGTATAAAGGCCAATTACAATATGGCTCTTTAAATCTATCTCTTTTATGTTCTGCCCATCTATCTTTATAAGAGCGAGAAGTTTGGCCTATATAGCTTCGGCCGTTTATTTTGTTCGTAATTTTATAAATATATCCCATTTTCTTCCTCCTTGTTTTTTTATAAGAGAGGAATTCGTACTTCAATTCTAAAATTTTAGTGTAAAAATACGGAAACGAATTGCCGTTTTGAAGTCTAGAGTTTGAATATCATTTGCTGTATAGCTCATTCTAGTCCTCCTTTTCTTTCTTATAATATATCACTAATTAACTAAAAAAGCAAGTTTCATTTAAAAGTTTAAAATCGGTTAAAAACAAGTTGTCTTAAAAAAATAAACTTATTTTCTTAAAAACCACATACATATAGGCTACAAGCAGCTCACGTTGTAAAAAAAAGAGAGGAGGAGTTGTGTTAATGGCCACTAAACAACAGATATTGGATTATGTAGAACATACTCCTTTAAATACTAACCGCTTTGTTTTAGAGCAAATGTTAGATACTCTAGATGGTGGTGGAACTGGTGGCAACATTACTGCTGATGTGAAGAAAGTTGGCAATGTTACCACTATTACGATAAGCGATGGTAAGACAACCACAACTGCTCAAGTTTTTGACGGTAAGGATGGGCGCGATGGCGTAGACGGAAAAGACGGTAGAGATGGCGCGCCGGGTCAAGATGGTTTTAGTCCTATTGTTGCGGTTACTAAGAATGACGATGGCGATACAGTTATTTCCGTAACAGATAAAAATGGTACAAAAGAAACTGTAATTGAAACAGAAAAGTTCGACCCTGCGCAGATTAACGAAATTTTTGGCGGTTATGCAGACGGAACTTTTGAATAAAAGAAAGGCCACTTCTTAATTGAAGTGGCCTTTTTTTAGTCATCGCCTAATTTTTCAGAACAATCTATATCCCATTTACACATTTGTTCATATAAACAAGAAATATCATGGTTCCCTTTTAATGAATTATGATAAATGGAATAAGCCGCATCCATACATTGCCATTCATAGTATGGAATTACTTGAGTGTTCCTGTATTTATAAAAGACGTTTTTTATCTGACTTTTACATTGCTGTTGCATGAAGTCTCGAACTATTTTGTTGTTTTCTTCAATAGCTGGTCAAGTTGGTGATAAAATTGATAAATCAAAAGTAATTCAAGTACTGAAATTATTTGAATTGGCAACTT